GTTTCTGATAATTGATTTCTATAAATACAGATTTGTTCTGAATACTTATCGTGTTGCAATATAACTTTTTTTGTTAGTATATTCTGCAAAAGTATTATTATTTCTTCTTCAAGTTCTTGAATTTGAGACAATAAAAATTTTTCGTTATGTTCTAAATCAGCTAATTCCATTGCTGTGGCTGGCTAATTAGATTTAAATTTGCAGTGATTGAATACAATAACCATTGCGCTTGTTTTGTTTTTAGAATGTTACGTTCATTTATTGCTATGTTGCGCAACCTGTTTATTCTATCGTATCGGTTACGAAGTGTATCTATTCTGCTCATAATTTATTTGTTTAAAGGTTTTGTTATAGTATTGTGGTACATCCATTATTGTTGGAATAGCCATATATTCATTTGTTAGCGGTAATACTCCGACACATTACAATCCACTTTTAACCATCTGTTTTCTTCCTTTCTCAAATGCGGTTTAACCAAAAAATAGCCCTGTGTTTCTCCAACTACATCGCCATATTCTTTTTCATCGGTATCATTGTTAGTATGCTCTACTAATGCGAAGCTGTTTTTCGCAAAACATATACTACCGCTAACAGCACCTAAACAAGATGATTGGCTTTCTGCTTCTAATAAACTTTTTTGTATATTCATATTATTTTTTTGTTGAATCTGATTCTATTGCTTGGTTAATTTTTAATTCCATTGGTTTTGTTTCATCTTTGCAAGTGTCTGACCAACCACAGCACCCAGTAAGGAATAGTATTCCTATTATTGTTAGTTTTCTCATAATTTAATCTTTAAATGTTTCGTTGTAGTAATTTTCTGAATCGATGTATTTGTCTCTACAGTAGTCAATAGATTTAATTAGCTGTTCCTTTTCCATTTCTTTGGCTTTTTCAAATAATCCAAATTCATTTACACCATATTTTTGTAGGGCAATAAATTCTTGTTCCAACCATTCTACTGCTGTTACATTTTTGTTGACGTCACCAATATGGTTCTCTAATTTTTTGCTCATTTGTTTTCGGTTTTTAACTTGTGTACTAATTCTTTTTGTAATCGCCACTTGTTAGCTGCTTTGCCAAGTTCTATAAACTCTTGGTCATCGCATTCGCCAGTATTAGTTAGTTCTAAACAGTTCTTGTAATTCTGCCATAGTATAGCTAACTTGTTTTCGTTTTCAGTTATTAAATCTAAACTCATTCTTTGTATCCTTCCTGCTCGTTATAAATTTCTACTATGTTATCTTCAGTCATCAAAATTGTTTTTATAACATTTACATAAGGTAAACTGCATAGTTTTGGTGATTCACCTAATAACTGCTTAATAATTGTTTGTGACTGGACTTGAAACATATCTGCTAACTTACCAATACTTTCTTGTTTTTGTAGCAACTCCTGCACTACTTCTTTTTTTAATCTTACTTTTTGCATAATTTTAAAATGTATGTTGTTTTTGATTTTTGATTGGTGTAAATTCCACTACGCCTTACTGCTCCACTTATTGAACTGGTTTTAGTGTTTAGTAATCGTGCTGCTTTTGTCATACTAACATTAACTGCAATTGGTTCTTTAGTTGCACTGAATATATCTATTAACGTAGGTGCAAAATTTAGTTCGTATCGTTCTAATGGTGTCATAATGATGCTTTCTCCATGATTAAAGTAAATACTTCATTTAACTTAGCATCAAACTCTTCTTGGGTACAAATGTCATCATAATTTAAAGCTATACTTGTATAACTCATAGCTATTGATTCTCTACCTTTAGAAAAATTAATTTGTACTGCTTGTTCTTCGCTTATTATTTTGTAGTAATAGCAAATGTTTTTACGATACGCAGGTAACTCCAGTTCGTGCGTTTCTTCGATTGTTTTTTTGATTGTGATTTTCATATTAATTGTGTGTGATTAAAAGTGCTACATATAGCATCAAAAATGTTGCTGCTACTAAAATTATTCCTAATATTAATTCTAAAAATTGATTTTTCATTTTGTTTCAGTTGTGTTAAATGGCATTTCCATTGAGTGATAGGCTTTTCTTGTTTCTTGAATTACGTGGTTAAAATATTCTTCTGCATCGTAATAAGTAAGTCTTGTCTGTCCATCTAATTTACATCCAAACTCGCTTAATACTGCATAGCCTATTTCTAATTTGTAAAGTGTTACTGTTACTAAATGCTCTTTTGAAAAAGTATTAGTAAATGTTAGTGATGTGATTTTTTCCATTTTGTTTATGCAGTGTAGGATGCTGCACCCCTTTTTAATTTTAATTGTTAAAATTGAATTCTACTATTTCTGTTAAATTAAAATCTACATTAACTATTCTACCTTCTATCTCACAAATACAAGTAACTCTTGTTCCTACCATTTGTGTAACTTGATAAAACTTTCCATTTAAATTTCCGTAGTTACTTTTTGTTTTGATTTTTGCTGATACTAAATTTTTCATAATTTTTATTTTTATATCTTTTCGACCCTTCAAATGTACAAAATTTATTATTACAAAAACTAATACTTTTTTTATTAATACTGATTATCAAGCAATTATTTTTTTAAAGGACATAAAAAAACCCAAATAAATCAATATTTGGGCTAATGTTTTGTATTCCGTATGTCAGTTGAAACCTTATATTCTTACTTTAGATGCCACTTTTGTGTTAAAATAGCACAAATACGGTACTTAAAATGTGATTTTTTAACATTTACTTATTTCGTACTGGTGCAAAAAGTTTCCAAGTTTATCTACTAATTTTTCATCTAACCAACTTTCAGAATCTGAATAAAATAGTAAGCAATGCATCAATTCGTGATAAAACGTAGCATCTATTATTTCTTGCTTGTAATCAATCCAAACTTTTTTACTCTTAAATTTATTTGCTATTATTATTTTATTCTCAAATGGTATAAACTGCCCATAACACTTATTTTTATGACAGTATTCGTTGTCTATGATTACTTCAATTGTTTGACCTAATATCTGAAAGCTACTTATCATAGTTCCATTAGTTCGTTTATCGCAGTAGTTCCATTGATAATAACTCCACAACCTATCGCAGGTTTTTTGCCGTACTTTGCATATGAGAATGCTATATGTTTGTGATTTATGCCACAACCTACCTGCATTCCGAATATCTTAAAATTAGCACCTACAAACCACTCTGTATATGCTTGTGTGTGCAAATGACCTTGAACTGTACTCATCATATCAGATTTACATTTAACCTTTGCTGTGCCACCTTCTCCGTGCAAATATTGAACATTATCAATTACGTGCCTATCAACAAAATTCCAAGTTGGAACTTCAAGTACATCTTTGTAATCCTTGATCCACTTTTGTGATATGCCACCAGTCTGCGCCTTTCTCATTATCAACCTATCGTGGTTACCTATAATTACTGTTGCATTAGGAAAGTAATCGTGCCACTTTTTAAGTTTGCTAATTGCAAACTCTAACTCATCACCGCCACCAATTGAATCAGGTATAGTTTCGTGGTAACTTGCAAAATGATTGTCTACTATATCGCCTATAAATACTACTTCCGTACATTTGTGTTTACTGTAAACATCTTTACAAAAATCAAAATATCCTTCTAAACAAAAAGGTTCGTGCAGGTCACCAATGACTAACACTCTTTTCTGATTATTTTCAATTCTAATTTTCTTGATAGAATCGTACTCTTCTGGTGTTAGTCTTGGTCTAATTTTAGCCATTATTTCATATTAAATAAATTCTTGATGTAGTCTAAAGTTTCATCAGGTGCTGTAATATCTTTGACCTCAATAAAATGTAGCCTATCATTGATTTGCTTTTTTGCATCCTCAACATTTCTTGCACGAACTATCGTGTACATTTTCCTTCCATTAAACTCGTATGCTATTTTGTAGTCTTTCATAATGAATTAAATTTAATACGTTATCGGGTATAATTTGCCTTAATGAGTGGTATTTAATCCTCATTGGGTATAATCTCATATGATAGCTCTAAAATATGGTTATTGATTACAGTTTCAGGGTATGTTAAACCTACTAATATAGATTTAAATGCAGTAAACATTTGTTCAATGTCCGATTCACCACTTAACTCAATTGTGTGCTTAATTCCATAAGCAGTTACACTAAATATTATTTTATCCATTGTTCATTATTTTACGAATGTAACCAACTATAAATATAATCAATATTATCAATGGTAATATATACCAATAGTCTGCACCCAGTTGTTTATACCAACTTAATTTTGGGTAGTCTACTGGTATTTCAATTAATACTTTCTTTTCATAATAGATAGTGTCACCTTTGCACTTACCTTCAATGTAAACTTTGCCAAATTTTTTAACGTAAACAATCTCTAATTTATCTTTAGTAATATAAACCGAATCCACAGTATCATTGAATATCGTATCAGTTCGTATCGTTTCGGTTCTAATCGTATCGTGAATAGTAACCATTACACTGGCTGTGTCTTTACTACAAAACTTGTCTATTGCTTGGTTCTTGGTATAACAGCTGCATATTAAACAATATAAACAGGCAATTAATATTGAAAGTATTGATTTCATTTTCGTTTGTTTTTTAACTTATATAAAACTTGTGCTTTTAAAGTCCAATATTGTTTATGATATTGTATTTCTAAAATAAATAATTTTTTAGCTAATTCAATATTCATTTTCTTTTCTTTTTTAAGTCTTGTTCTTTTTTTAAATCAATTGCTTTTTGTTTTTCTTTAGCTATGATTATAGCAACTATTCTTGCTCTTTCAATGTCTACACTATCTAAAGTATAATTCGCTTTCTGCTGCTCTTCTTTTAACCAATCCATTGAGTATTTTTCCACCACCTTTATTCCACTTCGCAAACTCACTTCCAATTGTTATATCATTTGGATTTGCATTTACTTTCTTGAGTAATGTACTACTTTTTAAATTACCATTACCACAGTTATAAGCAAAGTCAACCAATGCATCAAATTGGTTTTGATTTATGTCATCACGACAATATGAATTAACTGCTAATTCATATTGTTTTAAAGTATCTTTTAGTAACTCAATAGCTTGTAATTCGGTTATTGGGTTATCTGATAAGGTAACTTTTAAGCCATTGGCATAACGAGTACTACCATAGCCAATCGTTGCAACATTTGCTGGACATAAATAAGGTATTTTGCTAAAGCCTTCAAATTTTTTTATTAATTCAATTAGGTTATTACTTGCTTTCGTTATTTTCATTTGATTTTATTTTTGTCAAATAGCCACCTAATGCAATTATAGCAGGTATAATTAATTTATTCCAATCCTTTGTAATATCAAATGTACTCATATCAATTGTTGACCAAGCAGTAGCAATAGCCACTATTCCACCGATAATAGTTGATGTGTGACTTTGCCAATTTTCTTTAATCTTTTTCATACCAATTTTTTATAATTTTGAATATTGAAAGTATTGAAAATATTAGTGCTGCTGCTCCTGCTAAAACTTGAATTATTGGAAGTACAGATATTGCTATTGCAGTTAATACTCCTGCCCAAGCAAATCCGTTATCTATAAGTAGTAAAATATTTTTGTTCATTACGGATTAACTGTTGGTAAAACTATCTCATCATATTGCACCATTGCCAAGATTTCTGCTTCAGTAAATAAACTTGATACATCCGTATTAACCACCAACCAATTGAATCCGTTTATGTCTACTATTGGATTTGCGTAATCAATTGTATCTTCATCATTTGGCAGTCCTAATAACTTGCAACATTTGTCATCTAATTCTTTAAATTCAGCAAGTGTTAAGCATTTATAGAATCGTGGGTATTGTATATTATCTTCCATTAAAATGCATTGTTATTTAGTGAACGAATTAGGTTGTAAGTTGCAGTTTGTTGTGCATTACTATCAGCAATTGCTGTAATTAAATGTGTATTTATTATAAAATTTGAAAACCCATCAGCACCATTAAATAATTTAACACCTGTTAGTGTATTATCATTTAAAGTACCTGTTGTTTTTGTGCCATCATTCTTGCTAATACTTGAACTTGCACCATTGTTAACAACTGCAAATTGTGATAAAACATTTAGTGTTAATCCACTACTTGCTAAATTACCTGTATTAGTGTAAATACTTAAACCTGTTGATGCATCAGTATAAAAATTAAATCTATTAGCAACCAATGCATCTGAAACACTTTTAGTCGAATTAGCTAATCTTTTTACTGCCCAATAACCACTCTTTACACCTGCAATTGCAACAGTTGCTTGTATTACATCATCAACCCCATCACTCATAGCTATAGTTCTATCCACCAATACACCTTTATAACCACTCGTTGCTGTTCCTGTGTTAATTGTCCAAACTTCACCTGTGCTACTTGTCCAAGCAGTTTGACTTGTTGCTGCGTTGTATGTTGCAGGATTGAAATCAACTACAGGTGTGCCACCGATTGAGTTAGCTATTGTTGCACGATAGACCTTACCTGTAAAACTATTACTTGTTCCGTTATTATTTGCACCAATACACAATGGTGTACTTGTATCAGTTGTAGTACCTAAAGTAATACTTACATTTGAACCTAATTGTGTGTATGTAATTCCATCAGTTGAAGTAAAAAATTTTACAATTCCATTAACTGTATCGTGAGTTACTTTTATATATCCAAGTGTATTATTTGCAAATGAATGTCCTACTGTACTTACCACATCACCTCTACTGCACCCATATCCTATTCTTGATGAAGTTCGTGTGCCTATATAATACCCATTTAAACCACCTGTATTTTTAGCTAAAAGCATATTATAATCATTACTCCAATTTAATAGATTTGCAGTAATAATAAATTCCTTATCACCTGTTCCACTATTTGCAGTTGCACTCGGTGTACTTACAAAATTACTCGAAATTCCAACCCCTTGAAAATAATTATCAGAACCATTATGCGCTAATAACAATGGTTGACTTGCTGCTGTTGTCTGAACTGCATCACCTGCTACTGTTAAACTATAAAGTTTCGCTGCTGCTTGTCCTGCTGTTGCACCTGTTCCACTACCTAATTTGTAACCAATCCAATGAGCATCGTAACACACAGGCACGTTAGTTAATGAACCATAAATAGTTTTTAAACCCTTTACAAAGAAGTTTAAACGAGTTAAGTCTGATACTCCACCATCTGCAATTATACGATTGTAAATAGTAGTTGCATCTGCATCAATGCCTTTGCCACGAAATCCACCTACTCTTAAATTAGAAGTGCTAATCCCTAACATAATTATTGATTGTTATAAGCGATAGCAGTTCCCGAAGTTAAAGTAATTGCAGTAATGTAAGTTCCTGCTGCTGCTGGTATAAACATACCTGCGCTAACTGTAACTGCATTAAAACCTTTTGTAGTTAATACGTTTACACCATTAATTTCAAGTGTTCCAATAACTGCATCAGTATTTATTACAACTGCTGTGTATGCCTTACTTGTTTTTGCACTTGCTGCTGCGATAAATTCGCAACCACCTGAACCGATTATTTTATCTAAATTTGTCATATTTTTATTTGTTTAATAATATATTATTTTTATTTATTTTAAAGGTATTTGACACCTGTTTCTTTCTTGTGCTAATTCAAATGTTAAGTTCATTTCCCAACCATTTACCTTATCTGCTAATGCTTCTCTTAAAGGTACTAAATTTGTTGCAAAACTTAACAAAAAGTAATCTTGATATGTTGGGTTAGTCAAAGCAGAATAAACATCTTGTGATATGCTTAAACAATCGCTTAACGTATCACGTTCATTTGTTTGGTCATCCTTTTGTATATCCATTACTTTTACGTTCATATTTAAACTTAAAGTATTACTATCAATACTACTATCAATTACATCAACCCATAACAAAGGGTATTGCTCTTGTTCACTCGCTGAAATATCTGATGCTTCACCAAAGTTAAATCCGTTTATCTGTGCGTGGCTTGTCGCTATTGTTTCGAACAGATTTATTATTTGATTGAGTGTGTAAAATTGCATTTTCTTTTATAAATTTCTGTAACTTTTCAATGTTTCTAATCTTTGTTTTCATTAACAATATGTACAAGGTTTGGTTAATTCTCTTGGTTCTATTTTTATTCCCTGAAAGTTATATCTTCCACTGCAACATCCATCACCATCGATTAACATTCCACTATTATAATTCGTTCTTTGTGGGAATATAGTGTCTATGCCTACACCAGTTTGAGTTAAATACAAAGGGTAAGTAGTTGTGTTAGCTAATAAGAATTTAGTTAATCTTTCAGCATATACCTGCGCTTTGTTTCTTGCCTCATCCATTATATCACGAATCTCATTCATACTTGCAGGTTGCATATTATCTGCGTTTTGCAC